GTCTGCAAGACCTAGTGATTCATGGATTCCGGCTTCTATCCTGCCAGACCCCAAGCCACAAGATGGATGGGTGTTTCGTTGGGTGAGAACCAAGACTCTTGGTGAATCAGACAATGTTCATGTGTCAAGAATGTTCAGAGAAGGTTGGCAGCCTGTAAAGGCTGAAGATCATCCTGAGCTTATGTTGGCTTCTGATGTTGGATCTCAGTTTGAGGGCAACATAGAGGTTGGTGGTTTGCTTCTGTGTAAGGCTGATAAAGCTAGAATGGACGCTCGTACCAAGCACTTTGAGCAGGTTGCTGATAATCAGATGCAGTCCGTGGACAATAATTTCTTGCGCGAAAATGACCCTCGTATGCCATTGCTCAATCCTGAGCGAAGCACACGGGTGTCTTCATTTGGTAAGGACTAACCTCTGGCAAGGGGTTGGTTGATTAACTTGAGGAGGCCATTATGGCTACCGTTGCAACCCCTATGGGTGCTGAACCAGTTGATACCTTAAGTGCGAGCGGCTCGTTTACGGGCAAGGTTCGTCACATTAAGATCGCCAATGCTTACGCAACTGCTATTTTCTATGGCGATTTCGTAAAATTGGTTGCTGCTGGCACCGTTGAAAAAGCCGCTGTAACAACTTCTGTTGCTGCTGGCACCGTTGGTATCTTCGTAGGCTGCGCTTACACAGATCCCAGCACAAACCAGATGACGTTTAACCAACAATTCCCAGCATCTACGGCTGCTGATGATATCGTTGCTTACGTTGTCGATGATCCTAAGTTGTTGTTCCGCATGCAAGGTGATGAGGCTATTGCCCAGACCGGCCTTGGAAACAACATCTCAGCGGTTAACACTGCTGGATCAACTTCAATCGGTCGAAGCAAGAACGCCTTAGACGGCGGCTCTATTGCTACGACTAATACCCTACCACTGCGTGTCGTTGATTTCGTAGATGGCCCAACAAGCACCGTAGGTGATGCGTTTACAGACTGCATCGTAACCTACCTGCCTTTGAGCCACGCTTACGAAACCAAGCTCGGCGTTTAAGGAGAATTAGGCAATGGCAATTTCAAGAGCGCAAATGCTTAAAGAACTCCTGCCGGGGCTTAACGCTCTGTTTGGTTTGGAGTACGAGAAATACGAAGACGAACACACTCTCATTTATGAGACTGAAAGTTCTGATCGTTCTTTTGAGGAAGAAGTGAAACTGAGCGGCTTTGGTGCTGCTCCCGTTAAGGCTGAAGGCGCTGCAATCTCTTATGATTCGGCTCAAGAAAGCTACACGGCTCGCTACAATCACGAGACGATAGCGATGGGCTTCGCCATCACCGAGGAAGCGATGGAAGACAATCTCTACGATTCTCTTTCTGCTCGCTACACGAAAGCTTTGGCACGGGCTATGGCCTACACCAAGCAGGTTAAAGCAGCGAATCCGCTTAACAATGGCTTCACCAGCTTCCAATCTGGAGACGGTGTTACGTTGTTCAACGCTTCGCACCCATTAGTAAACGGTGGAACCAATTCCAACCGTCCATCTACTGGTGCTGACCTGAACGAGACCTCACTGGAGCAGGCAATCATTGAGATTGCAGCCTTCACAGATGAGCGTGGACTGTTAATCGCAGCCCGTCCTCGTAGCTTGGTTGTACCGCCTGCACTGATGTTTACGGCAGATCGTCTGCTGGAGACCACTCAGCGTGTCGGCACGGCTGACAACGACCTGAACGCCATTCGCAATATGGGTGCAATCCCCGGCGGTTACGCTGTTAATCACTATTTGACTGACAGCAATGCGTTCTTCATCATCACTGACATACCAAACGGTATGAAGATGTTTGAGCGTACTGCGCTAGAAACGTCGATGGATGGTGACTTCGATACGGGTAACGTGCGCTATAAAGCGCGTGAGCGATACTCGTTTGGCGTATCTGACCCATTGGGTATTTACGGATCGCCCGGATCTAGCTAATAGCTAGGCAATCGAACAGGGCTGCCATTTGGTGGCCCTTGTTCTTTTCCTGACCGATTGTTCCATGTGGAACATTTTGGACTAACCCAGACAGGAGACTACAATGGGTACTACAACTTTCACTGGTGCGGTTCGCTCTGAAAGCACCTTCAAAACTGTAAGCAAAGACGGCACCTCTGGTGCAATCACTGAGATTGCAACTTTGGGCGACGGCCCAGTCAGCTTGGCTGATTCAGCCGTAACTTTAACTAACGCAACCCACAGCGGCAGGATTCTATTAGTTCCAGACGGTGGTCAAGATAATACTTATACGCTTCCGGCTCCTATTGCTGGATCTGTTTTTAGGTTCATTTACGCTGGTGGCGCTGCTGATGCTACGGATGCGCTTATTGTTACTCCCGGCAACACTAACTTTTATATTGGTGGTGTTACTTTCCTAGATACGGATGGTAACGAGGTGAGTTCAGTATTCTCTGATGGCAACTCTAACAGCAGCATACAGTTGAATGTGCCTGCCGGATTTGATGTAACCATCGTTGGTTTGAACACAACGAACTATCAAATCTTCGGAAATGTTACCAGCACAACTGCCCCCGCATTTGCTGACCAATAGTAGGAGGCAATCATGGCTGATGCAGTAGCAACCCAAACCATTCAGGATGGCGGCAACACTGCCATTTTTAGGTTTACAAATGTTAGCGATGGTTCTGGTGAAAGCGCCGTTGCTAAGATAGATGTCTCTGCGCTTGCCGTTGACCCTGTAACTGGAGCGGCTTGCACGAAGGTGTCCATTCAAAAGATTTATTACTCAACAATTGGTATGGGTGTAAAGATCTTCTTCAATGCGTCTACTAACGTGCTTGCTTGGCAGCTTAACGCTGATTGGGCAGATACGCTGGATTTTTCTGATTTTACAGGAATACCCAATAATGCGGGTTCTGGCGTAAACGGTGACGTTTTGTTCACAACTGTTGGTCATTCTAGCGGCGATGTTTACAACATCGTTATGCAGGTGCGGAAGCACTTCTAGATCAAGCTGTGGCTAGAAACTACAAAGAAGAGTACAAAGAGTTTCACTCTAAACCAGACCAGAAGAAGCGCCGTGCGGGTCGCAATGCAGCGCGGCGTAAAATGGCTGCTTCTGGCAAGGTTAAGAAGGGTGACGGCAAGGACGTTCATCACAAGGACGGCAATGCCCTTAACAACAAACGAAAGAACCTTCGCGTAGAGTCTAAGTCAAAAAACAGGTCACGCAAGAAATGAGCTTAACTGACGCTGAAAAGAACAGGCTAAAAAAGGTCGGGCTTACCGGCCTAAACAAACCTAAACGCACCCCTAGTCATAAAACCAAGAAGGCTGTAGTCGCTGTGCGCGATGGCGGCAAGATGAAGATCATCCGCTTTGGTGACCAGAAGATGGGCCACAATTACAGCGCAGAGGCCCGTAAGAGTTTCAAAGCTCGGCACGGCAAAAACATAGCTAAGGGCAAGACCAGTGCCGCATACTGGGCAAACAAGGTTTTTTGGAGTGGCAAGGGGGGCAGCAAGAAGTCTCCCCCTAAATCTCAAAAACAAAAGTTTGGTAGAGGCTGATGGCGATTAGTCGAGCGCAAATGGGCAAACAAATTAAGAACGCGCCATCTAAAAAGAAGCGTGTTTCTAAAAAGAAGCAGAAGGCTAGGAGGCCGTAATGGGAAAGAAAGACCTTGGTATACTTGGCGGTGGTTTGGTTGGACTCATTGCTGAAGAACCTTTAGCGGCGATAAGCCCTCTTGCTGGGTATCTAAAAAACAGACGAGATAAAAAGAAAGATCGGCGGTTAGAAAGAGAAGCTGCTGATGCCGCTGAAGAACAGCGTATGCAAAAAATTATGTCTGCCACAGGCGGTACTGGCGGTATGGATGGGATGAAAGCTGGCGGCAAAGTGAAGTCTATTGATGGTATGGCTATTAGAGGCAAGACCAAAGGTCGGATGATCTAGATGGCTGTTAGCGGCACATATGCATTTAACCTAGACCTCTCTGATGCTATGGAAGAGGCGTTTGAACGCGCTGGCTTAGAGCTTCGTAGTGGCTATGATTATCGCACGGCTAGACGAAGCATTAACCTGCTTATGTTGGAATGGCAGAACAGAGGCTTAAACCTGTGGACTGTCAAAGAAGGTACGCAAGCCCTTACTGAGGGAACGTCTGCTTACGCATTAGATGCAAAGATATTCGACATCATAGAAGCGTTTGTTCGCACCAATGCGGGTGACAGTTCTAGCCAACAAGATCAAACATTGAGCAGGATATCTGTAAGTCAGTACGCTCATCTGTCAAACAAGCTTACACAAAGTAAGCCTTTGCAGTATCAGATAGACAAAGCGCCAGCACAGATCACGGTTAACCTTTGGCCTGTGCCAGACAGCGCGTCCTATACGTTTGTTTATTACTACTTAGAGCGCATCGATGATGCAGGCTCTGCGGCTTCAAACAACATGGACGTACCGGCTAGGTTCCTGCCTTGCTTGGTTGCGGGACTGTCTTATCAATTAAGCCTTAAGTTTCCAAACGCATCATCCCGCTCATCGGTGCTGAAGGCTGATTACGAGGAGCAATGGAACTTAGCTGCTGACGCTGACAGAGAGAAGGCATCCATATACATAGCACCGGGGTTTTAACGTATGGGCGCTTACGCTAGTGGTAAACATGCATTCGGCTACTGCGACCTAACAGGGTTTCGATACCCGTTAAAAGACCTTGTGCCTCAAATCGTAAACGGCAGGCCTACTGGTTTTTTGGTTGGTCGCGACGTTAACAGCCCAGATCAACCACAGCTTAAGCTTGGCAGGATTCGTATGGATGATCCGCAGGCTTTGAGAAACCCAAGACCAGATCAAGGTCTGGATCAAAGCAGATTGTTAACCTCCTTTAACCCAGTAGGCCAAGTTGGTTTGGATATGTTTGGTAGCGTTGGCATAGTAACCGTGAGTACAAGCTAATGGCATTTACATTCACAACGCTAAAAACAGCAATACAGGATTACGTTGAGTCAAACGAATCCACATTTGTTACTGACCTGCCAACCATTATTACGCAGGCAGAAGAAAGAATACTCAAGTCGGTTCAGTTGCCGGACTTTAGAAAGAACGCTACAGGCACAACAACTCAGTCCAACCAATACCTAGCGGTGCCATCTGACTTTTTGGCAACGTATTCTCTGTCAATAGATAACAGCGGCTATGAGTTTTTGATTCGTAAGGACGTTAATTTCATCAGGGAGGCTTACCCCGTCGCTTCTACAACGGGGGTGCCAAAGCATTACGCTTTGTTTAACGAGCAAGTTTTTATTCTAGGCCCAACGCCAAACGCAAATTACTCTGCCGAAATACATTACTTCTATAAGCCTGAGTCAATTACCGTTGCTAGTGACGGCACAAGCTGGCTAGGCACAAACGCAGAAAATGCGTTGCTTTATGGTTGCTTGGTGGAGGCATACACGTTTTTGAAGGGAGACCCAGATTTAATGCAGCTTTATGCGACAAGGTATAATGAGGCATTAGAAGAGTTGAAGGCTCTTGGTGAGGGCTACAACACCACTGATAGCTACAGGGCTGGAGCCGTAAGGGCCAACAGATAATGCTTTCTATGGAAGTTGGTAGCGTTATTGTCACGGCAACTGAGAATGGCGGTCATAGCCCTGAGTTTTGGGCGAAGTCAGCCGCAGACAGTATTGTTAGTGTCGGCGGTAATTGTCATCCCGTCATAGCAGAGCAGGCGCAAGAATTCCAAGAGGCTGTTAAAGTTACAGTCTTGAGATACATTAAAGAGGCGATAAAGAGCGATAGAACTACGCTGATTGCCGAACTAGATCGCCAAGGTCATAAAGACATGGCTGATATAATCAGGAGGCTATAATGTCTATTACGAGTGCAATGTGTACAAGTTTCAAGAAAGAGCTTATGGAGGCAGTACACAACTTCAAAAACACTGGTGGAAGCACCTTCAATCTAGCCCTGTACACAAGTTCTGCAACTCTAAATGCAAGCACAACTGCGTATACGACATCCAACGAGGTATCTGGCACGGGCTATACAGCTAAAGGTGCTGCACTGACCCGTGTTGACCCAACGACCTCCAGCACAACAGCGTTTACAGATTTTGCCAACCTGACATTTTCTAGCAGCACAATTACGGCAAACGGGGCGCTGATATTCAATGAATCAGCCTCTGGAGACCCTGCCGTATGTAGCCTTGCGTTTGGTGGAGACAAGACATCAACGGCTGGTGATTTTACTATTCAGTTCCCTACCGCTGATGCAAGTAACGCGATTATAAGGATTGCCTAAAATGCCAGCAGCAAAGAAGCCTGCAAAAAAGAAGTCAAAGTCTAGAGTTAACGAGGCTGGAAACTACACAAAGCCTGAGATGCGTAAGCGTCAATTTAATAGGATTAAGGCTGGAAGCAAGGGGGGCAAGCCGGGGCAGTGGTCGGCGCGTAAAGCCCAAATGTTAGCAAAGGCTTACAAAGACGCGGGTGGTGGTTACAAGTAATGCCATTGAAGAAGTCTCAAAAGAGCCTTAAGAAGTGGACTAAGCAAGATTGGGGAACCAAGTCGGGTAAACCATCAACTCAAGGCAAAAAGGCGACAGGTGAAAGGTATCTCCCGAAGAAGGCTAGACAGGCTTTATCGGACAAGGAGTACGCTGCCACTTCCCGAAAGAAACGGGCAGACACAAAGAAAGGCAAGCAACACTCCAAGCAGCCTAAAAAGATAGCCAAGAAGACGGCTGGACACAGGAAGTAGCGTGTGGCAATTGTTAATGGCTGGGGCAGAGGTACTTGGGGGCAAGGTGCGTGGAATGAAGCGATACCTGTTGAGGTTACCGGCGTTGCTGGTACAGGCGCTGTCGGGTCTGTCACAGTCACGGCAGACGCAATTGTCTCTGTCACAGGCGTTTCTGGCACAGGGGCAGTCGGGTCGGTCTCTATCGTTGAGGGATCAGGTGTTACGTTCTCTGTTACGGGTGTGGCGGGAACTGGAGCAGTTGGATCTTTATCCGTCTCTGCGAATGCGGATGTCAGCGTTACGGGCGTATCTGCAACAAGTGGACTGGGTAGTGTTACGCTCAAGTGCGATAACAATATCTCAGTCAATGGATTTCAAGCGACTGGTTCAGTCGGTTCAGTATCGGTTACAGGTACTGCCAACATTGTTCCTACTGGGGTATCTGCTACTGGGGCGACTGGGACATCAAATGTATGGGGGCTTGTCGATGACGATCAAACGCCTAGTTGGTCAACTATCTCAACAAGTCAAACACCTAGTTGGTCAACTGTATCGACACCTCAAACACCTGATTGGGAAGAGGTAGCGTAATGGTACGCAAGGTCAAGAAAGTTATTAAGGGATTAGAGAAAGCCTCTAAGACACACAAGAAACAAGCTGAAGTGCTGAAAAAGCATGTTGCTTCTATGAAGAAGCCAAAGCCTAAGACTAAAAGTCGGAGAAGATAAATGGCAACTTACGTTAACGATTTACGGCTCAAAGAGATTGCCACTGGCGATGAGGCGGGTACATGGGGAACCAGTACGAATACAAATTTAGA